GTAATCCTAGTAACTTTAGTACGTCTCACTCGGCCAGGTTTTCGTTTTCCTGAAATACCACTAGAGGATTGTGGTAAAACTTTCATGGCAAAATTATACACCATAACTGCACACGCACTCAGCGCGGCAGCTACCGGGGCTATAACTTTCCACTCAGAAGCAAACTTAGCTAAACATGTTTGCGACAAACGAAAATATTCCTCACATTTCATCTTAAGCGACAATTTCTGACCATCAGCAGCTCTTGCTAAAGTTCTATCTAATAGTCCAGCTATAAGAAAAGAATAGGCTTCAGCATCTGCAAAACGTACAAAAGTGTTGTGTGGAGCATCCCATACATCTCGCTTAAGTTTCAGACAATAAGGGGTAACTACGTGTGAGGCAATAGCTAACTCACGATCAAAAACAGAAATTCTATCATGATCCTTGTAGTTAATTTTAATGAACTCAGAACCTTCAGGCCACAAAGTGTCATCCTCCATAATATCCCATGGAGTGACGAGACGATGTTTACAGACTATGCAAGAACCACAGCCTACAACTTCCTTAATGCTCTCTTTAACTAAAATATCAGCTTGGGCTATAGTCTCTTTACTTGATCGTATAAACTTATAGCCTGAGGCTACACATGTGACAGCACCACCCATAATTTTGTCGGGTAATGTCCTCGACCAAGCTTCAATAACAGTTGGTCCAATAGCCATATAAGCAGCTGATATAGCAAGATACAAGGTGCTCATAAGATTCTTAGCATCATTACTGGTAAATCCTTGAGCCACAACATGATTGAGCTTGTCTACACTAGCACGATAACGGATCATCTCTTCTTCAGTAGAAGCATATATTTTCTCAATTTTCTCAGCATCATTTCTCTTCATTAATTCTGACTTAATAATTTGATCGTGCATTTTTAATATGTTTTGGCCCTTAATCTGGGCTTTTTGTATTTTTTCTACGGTTAATTCAACCAACATTTCAAAATTAATGGGCTCACCAATTAAAGCAGCT